TCTTGTCTGTTGCCAGTTCGGCGTCTTCGCGAATGTCTTTGGCTGCCTTATTGAAGACATCCTGACCAAATCCAAACTGCAACGTGGTCTCGCCCGTAGCGCGCATCTCGCCGGACACACCACCTTCAGCCATGCTAGGAATACGCGGCAATCCAGCCAAGCGCTGCAACATACGCGCAGCCCATACGTCGATCGTCGCCTTCTCGCGAAACCCAATCAGGTTGCCAGAGAAGTTGAGCGCCTTCGGAGCAGTCCCACCGCGACCGACATCAGCGTCTGGATCTTTAACGACGCGCCACAAATCAACCAGCGCGCGCACCACATTGCGACCGTTGAATCCGTACTTCTTGCCGGTCTCTTTCAGCGGCATCAAATCATCAGGCAGTTTGCGAGACTCAGATACCTCAGACTTCAGTCGAGCGTATTCGGGCATCTCCTTAATTGCTTTCTTCGTTTTGCCAGCGGCAAGCTGGTCGTCGAAGAATGCGCGAAACTCGGCTTCCTTTTGCGTCGTGGTATCAACCCATGCAATCCACTTTGGCATGAGCTCATCAAAATCTCCGCATTGCACGGCGCATGGCATCAATCGCATTTGACCAGTTACCGCGAACAGGCGTATTCGGAGACGTCGCACCGAGCAAGTCTGCGAACATATCGCCGAGTCCACCAAACTCCTGCCGGAGTCGATTGCGCATTTCCTTGTACCAACCAGCCTGCGCAATAATGTTCTTGGCTGCGGGATCACCAGACTTGGCCCTCTCATAGACGGCACGAACTTCTTCGCGCATCCGAGAAGCTAAAGCATTAACGCGAGCAGCGTACTCAGGCGTGCCGCTCTTTAACGACTTGCCAGCCTCGTTCGTGTTGAATGCATACGGTGTTGTCTTGTAGATATAAGTCATCTTCGGAGGCCCGTCTTCGACCTCGTCGAACTTGATGCCTCTGAATTCCAAATCAGACCAGCCATCGCTCGGTGGGTGCGCAGCCTTGTGCGCACGAACCACAGCGTTTACTTCTTTTTCCGATAGCTTGGCGTCCTTTGCAGCCTGCTTAATCGCAGACTTTTCTGCATCAGACAGCGATACCTTTTTGGCAACTACGCGCTCGCCACGTTTTGCGCCAATGATGTGCGTACCAATTCCGCGATCTTCATCAAGCTGCGCAAGCTCAATGCCGCCTGCCGGAGCCAGCATCTCGCCACGCAATGTCCCCTCAAGACCTCCAATCTCATCAAGAGCGCGAATGACAGCAGCATTGCTGTCCAGACCAAACGCAGCCTTGGCTTTCTCAAGAAGCTCTTTTAGGAACTGCTTGACGCTTTGCACCCAGCCGTCGCGATTCGCACGTTCTCGGATAATTCGAGATCCGTTAACAGCCCACCACTCTGAAGGGCTGGTGTACTGGTAGGCAAGAGCAGGAGCTTCTCCGTTGACGATGGCTCTCTCAACAGCCTTGCGCGCCTCTACGTCACCGCCAAGAGCCTTAAGGACGTTATCCAAGAAGATCATTGTCTTCTCGTCTTTGTTCTTGCGAGCCTTGCGATTTAACGAATCTAAAGCATCCAGCCACTCCATACGGATCTTAGTGCGCAAATTTTCTGGCAGCATCCGTTCAATGTGGTGCAGCACTTCGTGAACGGCAGTCTCATCATTAGCGCGATTGGTAAAGATCGTGATCAGTCTCTCGACCGGGTTATAAGTTCCGCGAGCAGCGCCGCGTTCAGATACGCGGAAGCTCAACGCCAAATCGTTTGCGATGTTTGGATTCTTGTCGAGCAAGTAGGTTATAAGGCCATACGATTCTTGGCTGATCTCGCCTGTGCGCACAGCTCGAGCGAATCGTTCGCGCACCCAGAGATCGCCGCGAACGCGATCAGCACCGCGCTTGGCTTCACGCATTGCAGCGCGATCTTCAAGCGCAGTCTGCAAATTACGCAAGCGGAAGATCACACCTTCTGGGTCACCAAACTTTTCGTACGACTTGATAATGCGACGAACTTCGTCGGTGACGCGAATTGGTGATTGCTCAAGAAACTTAACAACGGTCTTTGCATCTCTGCCGCCAATGTCTTGAAAAACAGTTCCTTCTTCGCCGGGACGGGCAACAGGAATGCCGCGACGCTCAAGTTCGGCTGTTAGGACTTCAATTTCATCTACTAAATTCGCTAGTCCAGAATTCTTAAATGCATCGATAATGACTTGCTCCTGTCCTTCCAAATCAGGACGCGGAACTGTCTCGCCTCTTACATCAACCCCATCAATATTGACGGGCTGTCCAGCAACAAGCTGCTCAATCGCAAGATTGATTCTGGCAATATGAGCGCGCAAAGCTTCATCGTCTGCTGCAAATTCTGGCGCAGTATCAATTTCAATATGCTTGGAATCTAACGCTACGCTTGCGGCATCGAGCTGATCTTGCGATGGCGGCGGGATGCGATCTATTACTGAGGCAGGAATATTTGCACCGCGAGCGCCGAGATATCCAAATGCAGCACCAAGCACAATGTCTGCCGCAACGGCAGTTGCCTGCACATCACCATAATGATCGGCAAGCTGATCATATCCGCGGGACTCTAAATATGAAGACAATGTCTTTTGCGCAACAATGCTCTGAGCGACGTTAGCGGCAGGCCCATAAAGCAACGTATTGCGCAACACATTTTTTCCGAATGCTGCTGGCAATGCGATACCGCCGGCTTGAAACAAGCCATCAATTAAACCGCCGCCAATAGCAGTTGCTGGGTCTACGCCTTGCTCGGCCAAATCAGAGGCTGTTCCTGTAAATACAAAACCACCACCAGTTGCGGCCATTCCAGCAGCTCCAAGCGGCCCAGCAGCAACAACAGGAAGAAGCGAGCTTGTAACGCCGTACAGAATCTGAGCTCCCGCTCCAGTCGTCATTGGGTCAGGAGTAATGCTTGCGGTAAGTCGACGCGGCTCATTAAGAGCGGTCTCTTCTAAAGACTTTAGAAAATCTTCGTTAACGCGCAACTCTGGATCAAGATACTGAAACGAATTGGCATATGCCCCAGCGGCTGCAATTTGATACGCAGTAGCGCCAACGCGCTTAATGCCGGTTCCAATAGCGTCAAGAGATCCATCGAAAAACCCGGGAGATGGAGGCGGCTCTTCCAACTGCAATTGGAATCGCTCTTCAATCTCCTGTTCTGCTTTAGAAAGAAGAAAACTCATTGCACCGCCTGCACAATAACGGGGCGACCATTGTTATCAAGAATAGGCATCGTGCCTTGAAGCACGGCATATCTTCCATCGCCAATAGTCATCAATTCGTAGTCATCAAGATCTGCGTTCTTCGGTATTCCACCGACTCCGCGATATCTTGTGAATTGGCTACGCAATATGGTCAACGCAGTATCTGCCGGCATACCAAACGGCAAAATAATCTTGCTGCCATTCCAGTCAGTAACGCCACCGCTAACAGCTCGAGCAGCCTTGCGCGCCGCAGCGGCATCAAACTGCCCGGTGTTTTCTCCACGCTCTGCCATTTCGGCGGCGTAGAAAGCGCGATATGCGTCATATGAAACAAGCTCTGCTTGAACATCGCCACGATATGCATCACCAACAATAGAGTTCCACGCTGGCCGCAACAGAGTGTCAGACGGCATTGGATAGGAAGCCTTGCCAATCGCCTTCTTGGTTTCTTCTGATGGGTTAAGTAGCTCTTCGCCTTTTAAGATTTTAGAGGCGACGTTTTTAACAAGAATAGTTTCTTCAGAGGAAAAGACGCCGCCTTCTTTCAGCAGTACAGATCCGTCGTTAACCATCATGCGTCCAGCCAAAGCGGTAACCGGGACACCCTCTGCAAGCTGGTTCATCACAATGCGGTACGAATCGCGATCAAGATTTCTGCTGATGCTTTTCAAAAACTCCGTTTTTTGAACAGGCGTCATATTGCTGATCATTCCAGAAAATGCTTCTGCCTCTGAATTTTTCATCAACTTAGCGGGAACGCCATATTCCTTGCGCATGGTCTTGCCAATAGTTGCTCGATTGCGCAGTTCGGCTGCAAACGCATCTGGATTTGCAGGGTCAAGACTGCCAACAGGCATCAACCCGCGACTTTCGGCAAACTGAATTGGATCTTTGTTTCTGTCAGTTATGATCTGCGCAGCAGACTTTTGCAGCAAGGCATATCGTTCGGCACGGCCAGCAAATCCCTCTTGATTCGGCTTCGGCTTTTCTTTTTGCAAAGTCTCGTTAATTTGATCAGGAGACATTCCAACAAAGCCGGCAGCAATAGCGCCAATTCGGAAAGACTCTTGATATTCAGCGTAAGCTTTTTCGTCTAATCCGGCAGCGCGAAACTGTGCTCTTGTATACGGGTTATTAACAGGATATCCGGCAACAATCATTGCCTGCTGATCTTTAATCCCGCTAACAAGCTCTTCTCGAACCTTAGCCTGCTCGGCTCTCTGCTTTGCCTCAATTTCTCGAATACGACTATCTGCCGCATTTCTTAATGGGCCAACAGAATCAGGGTCTAAATCATCAAGAAATGAATATCCAGTTTCGCCTTTCTTTTTGTCTAAAGCCTTGCGAATAACATATGGATTTTTTTCAATAGCTGAAGACGCAGCGTCTTGCGCAAGCAACGCTCTTTGATTGCGCTTAAACTTTTCCCTAGCATCAGCGTCGTCAATTTGATTCCCGGCAAGATCAAGACTTGCAGCGACCTGAGAGTATTGAGACGGGTCTGCAATAACTACTCGCCGACCTTCGTCAGCCCCTTTTTCTGCCGTGCGTACTTGTTTTGAAACAGAGCTTTTCGCTTGGTAGTCCATCGATCTACCGCGAATCTCAATGCTTTGAAGGCCGGCTCGCTCAGAAAACCAATTACGGGCAGCATCGCTTTGAAGCGTTGGTAGATACTCATCCACCATTTCCTGATAGCGAGCCATCGATTTATCGGTATAACCAGTATAGTCATCAGCAGCCTCAGCCTCCTGCCGTAAGCGCTGCTGCTCCTCCATCCATCGGCTAGTTAATTCAACCGATTTTGTAGAAGCATCAATAGCTGCATCCTTTTCTCGCTGCTTCTCAATTTCCAGATTGCGACGCTCGACCATCTGGCCGGCAACAACAGCACCTCGAGCAATTGCTTCGCCTGTCTGCGCTAAACCAGACTGGATGCGCCCGAGCCCTCCGACATCGGGAGCAATGACGCGCGGCGTCGTCTGCTGTCGATAGAACTCGAGCTTTGCCATTACGCATTACCTCGCGCAGATCCACCGCGGTAGTTCAGCGCCATCGTAGACTTGCCAGTTTTAGGCGCGCCGCCACCAGCAGGCATCTTGCCACCAGCAGCAGAGAACGCCATCAGAGCATTGGTGCCAGCAGACAGAATGGCTGGCCCCCACAGCGGCTTGGCGGCACGAGTCGCGCCGGCCTCAAACATCAATCCGCGTCGGCGACCCTCACCTTCGTATCGGATATTGAGCGCATCCAGTTCGGCAGCGGTCGCAGCTTGCGAGTAGGCGTCTGCAAAGGATGCTGACTCTAGCAAGCCCATCTGCGCACCAGCAGCTCGAGTCTCGCCGAACGCTTCACGAGCCTGCCTGCGCTGCGACTCTTCGGCGGCTCCAGCCTCTAGGGAGGCAGCCCGGGCCTGCTCTTCTAGCCCTCGAGCCTGCGCTTCGCCGACTTTGCGAGCCTGCGCTGTTTCAGCGATCGTCGCCGTAGCAGAGGCAGCAGCAGCAATGAATGGTAAAAACTGCGCCATTACTGAATCCTCGAATACATCGCCATATCTTGACCGCTCGTACCGAACGAGCGCATCAAGCCTTCAAACTCAAACCGCAGCATCCTTGCCCATCGATGCCCCTGCGGGAAACGAGCATCCACATACGCCTCAATCCGGCGATATGGGCGAGTGTTCAGATAGTCGTCGACGATCCGCGTGAGGCCAACCATGTGCGGCCCTGCGTCCTTTGCAAGCCAAGCCCATGCGGCGTATCGGTTCGCCCACATCTCTGCCACGCCTGCGCACATGACGGGCTTCTCGCCAGCCAATACGGTGTAGGCGGGGCCGGCTGCCACGAGCTGCTCGCAGTAGTCGTCATCGAATACGAGCGGAGCCATGACTTGTTGCGCATCTTGCAGCACCATCGCTCGCAGATATTTAGCGTTGAACGAAACGACTTCCATTAGTCCTCCGTCCTCAATCGCGGGTACATCGCAACCACCGTGAGCGGCAGCGGTTGGTCAGCCAATACCCAGATTCGGCCATCGGTTTCGTATCCACCCGGATACGGGAACTTGTCGGTATCGCCGGTCAATACAGGCGGCACTTCGTCCATATAGTCTGACAGCGATCGATACAGGATGTAATCCGTATTCGTTGCGTCCGGCCCAACCTTGCCACCGAGGCTTGCGTATAGGCGCATCACGATTTGATGGTAGCGCTTGGTCTTACCCTGCGCCGTGCCATCCGTGGCACCCGCATCAATCCTTTGAGTGGCAAGAGTAGACGTATACGGCAGGCCGAGCTGCGCTCGAGCAGTCGCTGTCGGGAACGTCACAGATCCATTTGTCACGGTCAGATTGCGGATCTCAGCGCCGTCAGCCAGAGCGGATATGGTCTGGTTCTCCAAATGCCACAGCCCCTTGACGACGGTCGACGTCAGTCTCCAGCCATTCGCCGGAATAATATCTTCGCTCTCAAACTCAGAGAGAATCGTGCATCGAACTTCGCTCGAGCTGACAAACGTCGTGATCAGCGCTCGAGAGGTTCGCCATTGCTCGGCAGTATCGTCAAAATAACGAACGCGGATCTCGCGACCGACGTCGCTTGCCGCAAATACGTCATCGTCAATCGCAATCTCTTCGTCTGCCTCGGTAGTCAAGATGTCGCCATCTTCTGCCGTCAATGAGAAAAACGACGCAACAGAGAACAAGACATTCGTAGATCCGCGAATGGTTGCGCCGGCACCGGGCAACAGAGATTCGCTGGCCTTGCCATCAAACTCCAGCGACGAGTCAAGATACACGGCACCTTCGATATCGTCGTTTTGCTCAAAGCCCTGCGCAAAATACTCAACGTATCTGCGCGGGTTAGTCACAGTCACAATCGCAGGCTCTGTCAAAAGATCTGAACCAGATTCGAGCAGCACTCTGCTGCCGTCCTCGAGCAGAACGTAACTTGAGAAATCAGGCGTCGGGACAGCGCGCTCAACGATGACCCACACATCGTCAACGTCTGCATCTGGGCTGCTGATGACTTGGACAGACTTGACCTTGGAATCTGTTCCCGCGATTGGATGCCGGTGCCAGCCGTAGACATTCTGCTCTCGGTCATAAGTCATGCCGATTAGGCGACCGTTGGCGAGCACAATCCAGACAATGTTATCCGGCTCTTTCTGGAAAACAACGTCCACGATTCCAGACTGCGTGATCTCTGGATACAGCACGTTCATGTCGCGCGGAACCCACGAGTCAGACTGGATGTCGAATCTCAACTCAATAATGCGCCGACCACCGATTCGGGTGAACAGCACCGAATCCTCGACCAATATCGGCTCTAGTTCTCGAGATCCTTCCGCAGACTGAATCTCGTATTTGACGTTCTCGGGGCCGAGCACTTGGTTTGGCGTGATCTCTTGAACCGCCACTTCAGACCCTGCTGTACCAATGAGCAGCACATCTGATGCCGTCATCCAGCGGATCTTGTCGACCTTACCAACCGAGAGCGTCAGCGAAATAGCGTTGTCAGCCAGAATCTCGCCGAGCGTGTCTGGTGACATCGATGCATAATCGCCGGCCACAGATGCATAAATCTGCTGATTGCCAGCCCACCACAATCGATCGCGCCAGAAAGCAACCTTGTACGGGAACGCAGCGCCTGTTGCCTCGCCCCATGCGCCGATTCGATATCGGCAGTCGTCACCGGCAACCACTTCGGCAGGGGCAATGCCCGGGCCAATAATGTCTACGGTCGCATTCTGCGCATCCGTAATTGCAGTCACCTTGACGATGACGTAGCCGGGATGCAGATACTCCCAAGTCACCGCACCGTCAGACTCAGAACCCTCTTCGTGTATAGGGCGCACAGAGCCTGTTGTAGCGCTGTTAGTGGCTTCGTAGTACTTGCCATCAGACTTGCGCAGATTGGTCGCTGTGACCGCCTTATTCGTTTCCCAAGGCGG